CTTGAAAAAGAAAACGTAGAGTTTGAAGAGAAGGTTGTTGCTGAGTTGATTATGAAACACTTTCCTGATTGGCGCAGGGTGTTGAATGAACTTCAACGCTACTCTGCTACAGGTAAGATTGATGCAGGTCTTCTTTCTAATCTAACTGAAGACAACACAAAAACTTTAATCAAGATGTTGAAAGATAAAGACTTCACTGGTATGCGTAAGTGGGTCAATGATAATCTTGATAACGAACCTAACGTTCTATTCCGTAGAATTTTCGATGGCTGTCACGAATATCTCTCTACTAAGAGTGTGCCTCAAATGGTCATTCTTCTAGGTGAGTATCAATACAAGTCTGCATTCGTAGTTGATCAAGAAATCAATTTCGTTTCATTCTTGACGGAAGTGATGGCTGATTGTGAATTCAAGTGATATCTACTCTCCAGAACATTGGAACAAAATCTGTGAACTAGTTGCACAGAGAGCAAAGATAGTTTTGCCTCTTGTAGTTTTGCGTAGAGTGAAGTCTACTCTTATCTCACACTTTTTTGAAATCTGCGCGGCTGAATATTTCAATTCAATTGGCATTCAATGTCAGAATGCTTTGACTGATAAGCAACCAGACTTAAAGTTTAATAATGAGATTTGCGAAATCAAAACTACAAATGTGTATAGTAACGCAATCAGTAGAAAAATCACATGGACTGGCAATGTAATATCTAAAGTCGATGCAACATACATGTTCATCATGTGGCATCTATCAGATAACGAAACATTGTTTCCGAAGACTATGGATTTTTTTCTAGCAAAGTGTTATGTTGATCAAACCGAGTGGGGCACTCTCGGCAACTATAACGGCGCAGGATTTACTACTGATGATTTGATTAGTCATGATTTTGAAGTCATTGTTGGAGATTGTGAAAACCGACATTTTAAATTGAAAAGTTTTGATTATGAATCCGTTTGATTTTCTAAAAGCAATCAATGAATCGAAAGAAGACTTAATTACAGACGAATTGTCCGAAAAGGCTTATAATGCATTCATCGTAAACAAAGGACTTTCGTTTTTTCCCGACACGGTTCTATATGCAAATGAAATGAACCGTTTGAGTACCCTTGATAACAAACCTCAATTTGCCTATTTACTAAATAGTCTCAGACCGCGAAAGCGATATAGCAAGTGGTTGAAAAATGAGTTGATTGAAGATATCAAGGTTATTTCTGAATACTTTAACTACAGTTATCCAAAGGCTAAGCAAGTAGCGCATCTGATATCTCCTGAACAACTCAACACCATAAAAGAAAAATTACAAAAAGGTGGATTGAAAACAAAGGAGAAAAATAATGGCAATTGACATTGAAGATTTGCTTGAAGTTAGGCTTAAGAATGAAGATGACTTCTTAAAGGTTAAAGAAACACTTACTAGAATTGGTGTCGCATCACGTAAAGACAAGACCTTATACCAATCCTGTCATATTCTGCACAAGCGTGGAAAATATTACATTGTTCATTTTAAAGAACTATTCGCACTTGACGGAAAAAACACAGATTTTGAAGACAATGATTTAGGTCGTAGAAATACTATTACCAATTTGTTAGCCGAATGGGGACTTGTTGAACTTGTAAATAAGAATAGGTCTGAACAACCTGTTGCACCATTGTCTCAGATTAAAATCATTTCTCACAAAGAGAAAGATGAATGGCAGTTAGTTACCAAATATAATATCGGTAAGAAAAAGGAAATCTAATGAGTGAAGAACTTATTAATGCCGCCAAAGTGGTTTTAGCGAACCACTACGCATTCTACGTAAAGGCACAGAACTATCATTGGAACGTGACTGGTCCTGATTTCGTTCAGTATCATGATTTGTTCGGTAAAATCTATGAAGAAGTTGGTGGCGTAATTGATATGCTTGCAGAAGAAATTCGTGCAATGGATTCTTATGTGCCAGGAAGTTTTTCTCGATTTGCTGAATTGTCGCAGATTGAAGAAGAGCAGAATGTTCCTACTGCTATGGAAATGATTCGTAGACTATACAACGACATTGCCATTATGCAGAACAGTATTATGGATGCATATCATCTTGCCGAAGAAAACATGCAACATGGATATAGTAACGTTCTTGCCGAAAGACAAGATGCGTTTAATAAACATGCGTGGATGCTCAGATCAACTTTAAGAATTTGACATTCGCATACATATTTGATATAATATACAGAATCTCCGGAAGGAGTATGGGCGCTAAGACCTTTCTTAGCATTTTGAACTTTAATATGAGGTAAAACTTATGGCTTTCGTAAATTCCAGCAAAACCCAAAACCAACTTCTGGTTTCCTATCTTCGCGGCACTGGTCGTGGTATTTCTGCACCACAAGCAACCGCACTTTTCGGTATCAAAAATCTTCGCGCACGTATGAGCGACCTTCGTCAAGCAGGTCTTCGTATTCGCAAGACAATGAATACTGAAGGAAACACAACTTATTTTGTATCTCGCCGCTTGATTGACGGCACTCAGGGATATGTTTCAGTATAAATAAACTTATCTCAGGGATGGGAACGTAATTGGCTCTTCTACCTTAGGAGCGTCTAACGCTGGTACAACGATATGGTACCCCTGTATTCAGTAAGCAGGACTGCTACGCCTAATGGGTAGCGCATTTTAACTTAACTCGCTTAATAAGGAGCAAACTATGCTAATGTATGCAAACATGGCTATTGACGCCATTCAATCTGGTAAGACCGCTTGGTTGAACCAATACGTTCAGGACGAATCTGTCCGCAAACCTCTTCAACACTTTGTAGATGCTCAGACTGAGTTTACTAAACAAATTGCTAAAACTTTTTGGGAAGTAACTGGTTCTGCAATGCAAGCAACTTGCGCTAAAGTATTCACTAAGTAAGAGGAGAATTAATATGACATTCATTCCACAACTTCCACAGGCTCTCAAAGACTTCGACAAATTCTTTGTTGGTTTCGATGACACGTTCAATCGTCTGCATAAGATGCATGATGACTTGACAAAAAGCATTCCTAACTATCCACCATACAATATTCGTAAGACTAGCGATAACACATACGTTATTGAACTTGCTGTTGCGGGTTTTGGTAAGCAAGATATTGAAATCACAATTGATGACAATAAGTTGACAATCGTTGGTAACTCAAACGATGACAATGAAAATTTCTTGTTTAGAGGTATTGCAAATCGTGCATTCACTCGCACATTTGCTTTGGATGACAAAATCGAAATTCAAGACGCGGCTCTTGTAAATGGTATGCTTAAGATTGCACTTGAGCGAATCATTCCCGAACACAAAAAGCCAAAGAAGATTGAAGTAAAAGAAACCGAAGGAACTTCTAAGAAATCCAAGAAAGAGTTTTTAGTAGAAGCGCCTGAACTTTAATCAGGTGTCTCTATGATAAAAACAATAAAAAATATTCTTTCTGGTATTCTAGAAGGTATCATAGCGGCTAAACAATATAACGCTAATCGTTATTTGGCAAATACAATGGATCATGTTGATCTAAAAACTAGAGAAGAAAAACTCAAGTTTAAGGAGAAACAATTATGAACTGGTGGCCAGTAACGGATGAGGAGTGGGAAAGATTAAACTATCCCGAAAAGTTTAGATAATTGATGGGGGTGCAATGCCCCCATTTTTAATGGAGATTATTATGAGTGAACTTAGAATTGTTAAGTTGTCTACTGGAGAAGAAGTTGTAGGCAACATTGTTGAGAAACTTGGTACTGTATATCGAATTGAACATCCATGTTTATTGGGTATTGCAATGGGACCAAATGGTAAAGCAAATTTGCAAATGCAACCCATGCTTATTTTTTCTGATCAGAAGGTGGTAGAAATTAATCGTGATCATATTATTTACGATGTTTCAGTTGCAATTGAGATCAAAAACAAGTATAATGAGATTTACGGTTCAGGCATTGTTGTACCACCTCAACAGAAGATTATTACTTGATGAAATTTTATACCCATTTTACTCGGCATGGAAACAACATTCTTGTGCGTGGCTATCGCAACGGCAAGAGGTTTGCAGAAAAGATTGATTACAATCCCACACTATATCTTCCATCACAAAAACCAACAGAGTATAAAACTCTAGATGGATATTTTGTTGCGCCTACACAAATGGGTTCTTTGCGTGATGCTACAGAATTCATCAAACAATATGAGTCGGTAGATAATTTTAAAATCTATGGCTCTACAAACTTTCCGTATGTGTTCATTAATGAAGCGTATCCAGGCAAAGTCGATTATGATTCGACAATGCTACGTATTGCTAACATTGATATTGAGGTTGGCTCAGAGAATGGTTTTCCTGAACCTGAACATGCATCAGAACCTATTACAGCAATCACCATCAAGACGAATGGTCATTCATATGTAATTGGTTGTGGTGACTACACTAATACACGTACCGATGTAACTTATACGAAATGTAAAGATGAGAATCAACTCATCACAAAGTTTCTAGAAATTTGGCAGTCAATTGATATGGATGTTGTCACTGGTTGGAACATTCAGTTCTTTGATATTCCTTATATCTACAATCGCATCTGTCGTTTGTTCGATGAGGATGTTGCAAAGAAACTTTCGC